ACCATTTGTGACAATATAAGAGGCATTAACTACATTTCCATTGCTTAATTCTTTACCAAAAATACCATCACCAAAGAAAAGTTCATATTTTTCATCAGAAACTTCTTGAATTAAGAAGATTTGTGAGGTAGAACTGATTCCAACAATATCATTAACTGAAGAATACTCTTCAGAAGTGGTGCTTTGAGAATCATTATAGACTTTTACTCTAATTGTAGAAGTATCTACAAAGGGGTTTGGAAGAATATATTTCTGATTTGGTTGAGAATTGTCTACAGTGAAGGTTTTTGTAAGATATGTTCCTTCATAAATGTCAATTTCAGAAAAAACTGCTTCCTGATTTGAAACGCCAACAGTAATATCTTCTGGAATTGAGAAAATATAACTGGTATTATCTAATGAACCAGTACAAACAATACCAGATTTGAGTGTGACTGTCTTGATTGATGAATTTAAACCTGATACTATGAATGAAATATTTGCTTTTGCTGCTCTTCTGGACAGTGGAACGAACCCTATATTCCTTGCAAGAGAGACTACGTTCTCTCTGATGGTGGCACTGTCAAGGAATGCCTCATTTGCCACCATGTTGGTGTTGTAGGCAGTCAGATAACTGTTATAGGCAAGGATATCAATCAGAATAGAGAAGTTAGAACCTTCAAAATCAAAGTCGCTAAAGGTTGAATTTGATCTTAAGTAATCTTTAATAGAGGCTCTAATCTGATCAAAGTCCAGATTAGTGAAATCTGTAAATGCCATTAGTATCTGGTGGGTTGTAATATGAAGTTAATTGCTTGTGTTGGAACAGCAAGTCCAACAATATCATATATGATGCTAACATCTAACTCATTATCTTCAGGATATAATGCAACATTTACATCTCTGACCACAACTCTTGGTTCAAAGTTAGACAAAACAGTTCTAATTTCTTCCTGTAATGGGTCAACAACACCACTATCTGCAAGTTCAAAGAAGTAAGATTCTACTTTTGACCCTAAAAGTGAGTTAAAGAACCTTTCACCAACTCTTGTTCTAACTAAATTAACTACAGATCGTTTGATTGCATCCTCATTTGAGAGTGTTCCAATATCATTGGTTACAGGATGCCTTAGAAAAGACAAGCTGATATCTTTAAATCCCCTTGAAATATTTTCTAAAGGCACCTGTAACTACTAACACATTACTTTTATTTATTGTGGTTTCCCATAGGTTGGTTCAGTTCCATATTCCCAGTCATCATAGTCTTCATCATTACGAATTTTCTGGTGAATTTCTGCTTGTTCCTTCAAAAAATGCTTAGATTTGGGAACATCATCATGCATAATCTCTTGAATAGTCCTTTTTTCAAGTTTAACATGGTAGTCAGTTACTAAATTTGTGGTTCCCCACATCTGATACATGTAATTTTGGTCTCTATCTACAGGTAAGTTAGACATTTTGCTCCTAATTCAGTGTGAATTAGAACTTTTTAAGGGGTTGCTATCCCAACTTCATACATAAAATCATCAGAAGTTTCAATTTTTCTTTTATTTTCAACTGAGTACTCAGTTAAATCAATTTCATATCCAGGGTTTTTTGTAATTCTATTGCAAATCCAGGCATCATCATACCATAAAATTTTATTATTTGGATATGCATAAAAATTACCATCATCCATTTTGAAAAAATGGGCACATTTATGTTCTGGTGTCTCACTAAAATTTGTGTTTAATGTAGATTTTGACTCCCAAGACCAATCTAAGGTAAACATATACACACCTTCGTTCTTTTCACCTTTATAATTAATCAATTCTGCTCTTAATCCAGCAAGTCTTGAACGAATTTGCACATCAACATAGGGAGAAAAACAGTCCCACCACATACATTCCTCTAAATTTGGGACTGGAGCATCAGGTTTCCAACAAAAAGCGTGAATTGGTCGTCGTGTCCAATTCACGCCATTCTCTAAAAATGCTTCAAAAAGAGGAACTCTTTTTTCTAATGATGCTACTGAATGTACGTCACAAAGAGTTACATCACCATGACCTTTTTTATGATTATACAAAAACTCATTACGAATGTAACAAGTAAATGTTGGAAGATTGTGATTTAAATATGCCATAAAAAATTAATAAAAAAGCAGGGAGTTACCCTGCTTTATCTATATTAACAACCTTGACCTCTGTAACGCTTCTTCCTGCCATTACGAGAGGTGGCAGAGAGATTGGTGTTCTGTGAACGACCTTGACGAGTCTTCTTGGGTTTACTCTCAATAATCACTTTATTGGTCAGTGATGGACGCTTTGCCATAATTTAATCCTCTGAATCACCTACACATTCTACCACAAGGTCCTCTGGATTGGGAAGCCCTGTCTCATAATATTGTTGAGACAGTTCATCCATCACATCAAACATCTCATCTTGAGAGAGATACTGGTAAAGGACCCTACCAGCACACAGAATTCTAAATGATTCTTGTTTTTTCATGTCCTACACGAATCTGAGGGTGACACCAGATCTCAAATCCTGCCTTCTTGGCATCCAGACAGAAGGATACATCCTCACCACACATGTCCTGAACCTCACCAGAGTCAAAGACTTGCATCTGAGGGGCAAACCATGGATACTTCATATCAGGATGTTCAAAGACCCCCTTCTTAATCAGAACCCAACCAAATCCTGTGTAATCCACAGTGAATGGTTTCTTTCTGTTGCCAATGGTGTCGACCATCTCGTGGTTCATGACGCCTCCATTCTTTCTGAAGTCGTCCTCTTCCAACCAGTGAGCTACTGATGTGGTTCTACCATCCTCTGTGGCATACCAACCTGCTGCAATGTCCTTGTCCATGGCAAAAATTGCCCAGAATGCATCTGTGTTAAAGACAATATCGCTGTCGATCCAGAGTTGATAGTCATAATTCAGTTTACCCTGCCAGGGAACTTGATCAGGACCTGCAAGTACATTTGCACCAAGACACTTGCAACGTGCAAAGTTCACCATTGAACTATAGTCTTGTGAGATTTGAATACTTGCACCTGCCTGTACCAGATCAAAGCACAGTTGTACAAAGTTCTTCAAAAAGATATATGAAACTCCACGTCCTGGAAGACAGAATACAATTGTTTTACCTTTGATTCTCTCTAAACACTCTTCTCTATTAAACAGAGGTTGTTCTTCCTCTGTAGGTTTTTTTGCTTTTACAGTAAATCCTTTAGCCATAAAAATATCAAGTTTTTAATTTAGATACGTATCAATTCAATGATACTGCTTTATTTAGTTCTCGTCAATATCATTCTTTCATGTGTTCCATAACCTCATCCAAGGAATATGTCTTGACCTTACCTGAATCAATATCTTCTACCATCTGCATCAGATATTCAAGGAACTCTTTGGGGTACACATCATCCTCATTCAAAGACACCCAGAACCACTCTATACACTCCTGTAAGGGGTCTTCTACGGTTCTTGGTAGGGCATAGTCCTCATAGTTGCTTCTCATCAAATCTGACCAGATCCTGAAGGTACTTCTGATGGATTGCCAACCTGTCATCCAACAGTGTCCAATCCAATATTCATACCAGTTTAATTTCTTTGCCATTGTCAATAATTAAAAACTCTTCTACTTGAAAGTCTGTGGAAAACCCTGCACTAATCATCTGGGATATGCCTGTGAGGGTTTTCTGGCATTCTGAAAGGGTGCCCTCACAAAATACCCTGTCCCTTGCAATCAACTTATAGACCATTTTTATCCTGGGGAAATTTTTTCATATAATGGGAACAATGTTTCATTACATTCAACCCAATTATATTTACAGTTTCCCACAGACACTCACAAATATAACGCACTTCCTCAAAAAGGTCCAGGGGCATTTTTACCTGGGAAAAATTTTTTTTGTGATCTTGATATCGCGTTGGCATTTTGTCACCTCTGTAGGTTAGGGTTGTTGTGATTTTTCGCATTACCCCCACCAAGGCAACACCAACCCCCACAATACTGCCAATTCACTATAACACACCTCACAACATCTGTCAAGTGCCTAATACACTGAGACCCACACATTTTCACACTGATTAACACTGGTTTTCCACAGGTTTGTTATACTTTTTCCACAAGTTTTCCACAGATTTTTAATAGTTTTCCACAGGCAAATTCACTGTCTATTTGTATAACTGTAGGTGAGCACTGTGTTCTCACTGTTTTATACTGAGACCCTGTGGAAAACTTTATACTTATACCAGTTTTTTCACTGTCCTGGGGGTGTTGACATTTGGGAGGATTTGTGATACAATGGGGGCCAAGATCACAACAACCAGGCACATTTACTGTAGATTCACATAATTAACACAAACCTGTGGAAACTGTGGAAAACTCAACTACATTTTTTCACACATTTATGAATGTATGCTTCTACACACATAAACTCCGTATTTACCACATTTCCAGGTCAAACTTGTCCTCTAACATGTATGCTAACTCACTGACATAAGACCACTCTAACCATGCCACACTTTCCTGCTCTTCAGTCTCACATGCCTCAAGTTGTTTGTATGTCTGAGTCCTGAGAAGTTCAAGACCTTGGATGATCCTTTGTGCATCCTCTGGACATAACTCTAATTGGAAAACTTTGTTGCGTTTCATACTACTTGAGGACATGAACATAATCAATGGATTTGATACACCAACCAGTTGCACATGTGATCTCTTCAACTAGATCATCCTCATCATCTGCTTCCCAGACTTCACCAATGATTTCAGATGTTAGACGATCTTTATCATAAGCATCCATCTCATCTTCATCATCAAAGTCGAACTCAATGTAGGTAATTTGGTACATCATTTTGCTTGTTGAATCTTGTTGATAGCAGTGGTGATAGATGTGGTCAGGAGAATACAAACATCTTGCTTGCACACAGCATAAACAGGTTGCTTGGATTGAATGTCGAACGTGTACTTAATGGTCATTTGTTGAGTTGTATTGAATGGGTGAAAGTGTATCCAGCAAGATTACCAAAGTTTTGTCTGAGTGCCTTATACTCAGATGTGGCAATGATGGTCTTGATGTGATTAGTATTGCAGTGTTG